GTTCCACCTGTCCCTGCTGAGTTAGCAGATAACGCTCCATTTAAAGTTGTTGTCTGAGGAGCTGTTGATGTTCCACCAAATTGAGATATACCCCATCCAAAAACCCCAACTTGTTCTGCTGGACCTACGTGATAATATTGAAAAAAAGTTATACCGCCTGATGTTGTTGCACCAGATCCTGTTTCATTAGAAGGCATTGTAATAGTTATAGTTGTTGAACTTACAACAGAAGTTACCATAAATTTTTTATCAGCAAAATCTACTGCACCAAAATTAGAATTAGTAATTGCACTAAAGGTACTTGCATCTCCAAATAAAATAATGTCCCCCTCTTGAAAAGTATGTGAACTTCCAAATGTAAGTGTTACGATTGGTTGACCATTAGTCGTGCTAAACGCACTTGTAATAGCTGTACCTAATGGATTAACTAAAGGATGTATGTCGTAGAAAACTTCTCCTGAATATGCATATAAAATTCTATTAGTTCCAATAAGAGAATATTTAATACCATCTTTATTAACCATGTGATGCAACCCTCTAGCGGCACCTGTTAATTTACTATCACCTAGTTGGTTCCAACCCCCTATCTTCTCCGGTGTACCATACCTAAAACGTACATTAGTGCCACCAGTCCATTGAGACTCAGCTCCTGTAGATGTAACTTGTTTGTTGAACCCTGGTAAAAAACCTAATTTTTGTAACATATAACTCCATTTTATTATGTACCCATTTTAGGGATACCTAACATCGGCCTTTTGTCAAACCTATTACTTTCAGCAAAAGGACCATTTACATGGTTATAATGAAGAAACACTTGTCCGCAAGTAGTTCCTTCAAAAGGTTCTCTCCAATGTTCTAACTCACATCCACTATATACGAGCATATCTCCAATTTCAAGCAGGACTTTTGTGCCTTCTACAAAGATAGGCCACGGCTCACCACCTAAGTGTATTGTAGTAGATATCTCACAACTTGGTCTGTCTTTATGTCTTTTCAATTCGTCTCCGTTCTTATATATTCTAGCGTATGAATAAGTGGGAATTAAATTTAACTCTGTTTCTTGTTGCATTTTTGGTAATACTTTCATTAACAACGTTTCCATTACAGGATCAGCATAATGAGAATAAGTGTTTGGAATCTGTTCATCTGTCCAAGTACCCAACATCCCATTATCATAGGTTATATTATTATCGTACATATACTTAACGGCATCTCGTTTAAGTAAAAAGTAGTTAAATATAAAGTTAGCCAGCTCGTAGCTAACGGCACCTTTGATTATCTGATATTTATTAAAAGCCATATTGTACAAAATTAAAACTTACTGATATCCTTAAATCATTTGATTGATTAGGTTCTACTGCATGCCATAACCATGCAGGAAACATTATAATACGTCCTGGAAATGGGTCAAGGTCTACATCTCTCCATAAATGTTTAGGGGGTTTACCCTCTTTTCTAATGGGCATTACTATTTGTGCTCCAGGTCTTGGATCATATATTTTAAGTTTACCAGCTTGTGGGTTTGACTTGACATAATACACACCTGAGAATAATGAATTTGGATGTATGTGTGGTGCATTCATTCCTTCTCTAGGATTTATGTTAGCCCACATATTACCAAGGACTGGTTCTCTATCTAACCATTCTTCACTAAATACTTCTTTACACATAATCATTAGTTCGTTGAATAAAGGGTGATACTCTGGCTTTGATGCCATGTCGGTTGTAGAATGCCATCCTTTGTAATTTGTTTTCTGTACTCCTTTATCTTGATTAGACCAGTTGACAATGTCTTGTGCTAGTTTATCATTATCTAATTTTATGTCTTTACCAAAAACACTTGTAGGAAAAAATTCTTCTCTAATCATCTAAAAGGTTTTCCTCCAAACCATACAACTAAAGATTGTCTAACACCTTTAGTTACTGGTTGTACTCTATGATTTAAAAAAGAGGCAAAACAAATTGCATGACCTTGTTTTAAAGCTGCAACTTTTCCGGGCCCCATAAGCTCTAACTCTCCACCTTCAAATTCATCGGGATCATTTAATAATAAAGTCATTGATATTTTTCTAACAGGAGGTTCGTGTTCCATGCTCACATCACAGTCCATATGCCAATCATAGAATCCTCCTTCAGGGTATTCTGTAAACTGAGCATTCTCTGTAACTCTCACATCTCCAAAGCCAAAATGATTTTCATTTGATTTTTGAATAAATGCATTTAAATCCTGATACATATGTCCCATTTCTTTAAACGGTATCCAACTAATGGTTGTCACTCTTTTCTTTGTATCGGTTCCACCTCCTAGTTTATTCGTAACCACACCTCCTGATTTATTTGTAATCACTTGAGCAGTCTGTGGTTTCTGTGCTCTCCCTGATGCAATAATTTGATTACATTGATCCGGTGTAAATAAAGGTGTTGTAGTTCGTATAATCCAATTTTTCCATTTAGGTTCAGTTATAATTGTATTTTCGTACATTAATTTCTTCCCCTGTTCATAATTGGATTGTAACTTACATCCATGTTTGCAGATAGTGTTCGTCTATAACCTTCACCATTAAAAGGGTAAACACAATGTCTAACATCATAAGGAAAAATATAAAAATCTCTTTCAGCAATATTAGGAGAAAAATCACACGTTGCAAATTGACCAACACTATTTCCCAGTATTTGTAACATACCGTTAGTTGGAGTATGTGCTGAAGAATATTCTATACCAAAAGATTCAGGTAATTTTAAAATCATTACAGAAGATAGACCGGTAAATAATGTTCCTTGGTGAACATGAATTGGATTGTATTCATGTTGAAACATTTGATTAACCCAAATAGAGTTTAATGATTTTTTATAACCTTTAATTTTATTAAAATCTAGATAATGATCCATAACTTTATTAATCCATTGTAATACATTATTAGTTAACGTATTGTGATGATGCATCTTTGAAGTGTCTGCACCTTGATAAAATAAAGAATGTTCTTTTTCAATCTTACCTATCAATTGTTTATTAGCTGGAGGTAGAGTTTGATATTTTGTTTCATAAATATTGTTGATAGTATTAAATACATCAAGAGGTACTTGATATTTTAAAACTGTTTGTCCTAATGGACAGATACTAAAATTTAATGTGTCCATACATATCTCTTAATTTTTGTGGAATTTTTTCTAAGTAAGGATTATATTTTTTTTCTATTTTTTCTTTCTTAACTGTATGCATATTAGTACCTACCACAGTATCATCGTAAGATAAACCATTAATATTAATTTGATTTAAATTTTGAAACCGGTGATTAAAATAAGGCTCTCCAATAAATTTATATATTTTTCTAAATTCTTGTTCAGGGTTGGTTACCATGTCATCATATTTTACAAAGTGACATAGCTCTGGATAATTGTAAGCATTTTTAATTGCGTCTAATTCTTTAGCAACAGCGCCCCCTATTTTCATAATATTTAAAAGTTTCTCTTCATCATTTTTTAAATTAAATTTATTAACAAATGCATTAGGGTTTTCTGTATACCATTTCATATAACTACCTAGTACATCCATTAAGTCTCTAACTAATATGATACATTTAAATGGACTTTTAAAATGTTTTTGCACTAATGAAAAATTACCAGGAGTCATTACAGGCCCACGGTCAATAATTATACGTTGTGGCCAGTCTTTATAAAAGACATCGTAGACTGAATCTAATACATTATCTAATGACTTATGGTCTGGAAAATTTAGAAATACATCTGTTTTTTTTAATAAAAATAAATCTTTTATTATTTCTAAAGTAATAGAGTTAGCAGTTACCACTAAATCTTTATTTTGATTCATAATAGAAGCAAACAAGGTATTACCCGACCTTGGCATAGCTACTAAAAAAAATAATTTCTTATTCTGATTTGGCTCCGAGGTCATTGGTCAATTGTTCTTTCTTGTTATAGATCATTTCTCCTGATTTTTTAACTCTTTCTATAGTTTGTAATTGTCCTAATACATTAAATACTTCTGGCTGTGATGAACCTGATGTTAATGTCTCTGCTTTGTTTTTCATTATTAAATGGTATGAATCTAGTTGATGAGTATTGACATCTTTATTATCAAACGAACCATCATCAAATTCTTTTTTTAATGTAGACCATAGTTTAATTTCTCTCATTCTATCTCTAGCTACAAGTTGCATGTTAGCAACTGAATAAGTTTTTTCATCTATATCAATTTGAAGTAGTTCTATTTTTAAAGGGTCTTTTTCAGTCTCTAATTTTTGTTTTAATTTTTTTAATTTAACTTCATTACGTCTTGCATCAAATGAAAGCGACATTAAGTTTTCTAGAAATACATTTTGTTCTCTAACACATTGCCAATACTTAGAAGCTTTAGTTGGGTACTTAGCATCTTGAAGAACAGACATTCTCATTTCTGTTTCAGTTCTAAACACTTGTTTCTTAGTCCAAGTATCTCTAAGTTCGTTAGTTAATTCTTTAAATTTAGAAACATCTTCTGTATCTAATAAATTATTAAGACTCGGTGCTTCTTTTACAATTAGCTCGTGTATATTTCTTTTTTTAGTCATTTTATTTCTTTCATTGAATAAATTAAATATAACTATTAAAAGTTATAAGTCAAGTTATGATGTTGTAATAGTTTTAGTTGCTGCTGTAGCTTCAGTAAATTCTTCTGTTATAGCTGTAACGTCAGGTGAACCTGATGAATTACCACCAAATGCTAAACCCGCCGCCCCTGTTCCAGCGCCACCACCTGCTGCTTTTGGTGATGCTAAAGAACCTGTAGCTGACCAAGCTGTTCCATTAAATGCTTCAGCAGCTGTTGTATAGCTTGGAGTTCTTCCACCTGCAGATACACAGTTTGTTCCGACTGTTCCCATGTTTGATCTACTATCTCCTTGAGTAGAGGCAGTTCCAGAAGTTGTCCATGATGAACCGTCCCAAAGTTGTGTCCGACCTTGTAATCCTGTTAATTCTGTTGCACTTAAAAATACTGCATCACTTTGACCGGCCCCTAAAGGACCATTATTAGCTGCACCACCTTGGTTAGCAGAACTTTGATTACTCCAAGAACTACCGTTCCAATAATTAGTAATAGTTATTGGAGTTCCTCCACCAAAAAATACTGCGGCAGAATCTGTTCCAGCTGCACCAATCATACTTACTGAAACAGGATAAGCTGTTTCATTACTCCAAGCACTACCATTAAAAGATTCTGCTGCTGTTGATGGATCATTACCCGCCATAATATATGAAGTTTGAGTACCTGCTCCTCTGTGACCAAATCTGTTTGTGTTCATGGCACCGCTACCTGTCCATGCTGTACCGTTATATAATTCTGTTGCTCCTCCTGGTGAGCCACCGCCTGCATATAGAGCTGAGTTTTGTAATCCACCAGAACAACCATTAGTTCTAGCTGCACCTAAATTTCCACCTGATGACCATGTTCCAAGACCTACAATACCAGCAGCACGCAAACTACCTGTAGTAGAATTATACCATACTTGACCGGATTCTGATGTAGCAGGATCTGCGGATAAGTATTTAACTCTTAGTCCTCTAATTTGATTGTAGTTAGCCATTATAAATTCCTTATGGGAGTGTTATTGGACCTGGTCTACCCGATCTTTTATTTTGTTCTTCTACAGACATTAAATCCCATGCTGTTTGTGCTGCAGTTACTTCTGTGTCAACAATAGCTTGCGCTTCTGTTTTTGTCTTTTCAACACCATTTTTTGAAGCTAACCATACAGCCCCTTTTTCATTTTTACCAATGACCCAAACGTCTCCAGGGTAACCTCCAAGAAAAAAGTCTTGTCTATCCTGATGGGTAAAAAACCCTTTTCCAGTGTTTGTAGCGGTGCCATACATAAATAATTCCATAATTTCTACTCCTTTGTTATTAATCTTATACTGTTAATTTGTTTCATTATCAACTTGTTGTTAGTGTTTTTACTGTAGTGGCATCTGTGAATTCTTCTGTTGCAGCTAAACCTGAATCAGGTCCACCTCCAAAAATTAATCCTAAAGTTTGAGTTCCTGCTCCACCCATGCTTGATCTAGCTGTACCTATAACTGCTGCAGTGGTCCAACTTGTACCATCATAATGTTCTGTAGCCGTTGTAGTTCCAGGTGTCCCTGTTCCTCCTGCTACCCAAGCCGCAGTTTGAGTTGCACCTTGTCCGCCAAATCCCATAGCATTTCTTCCAACATTTAAACTATTTCCTGTAGTCCAAGTTGTACTATTAATTTCATAACTAGCTGCAGTAGCCGCTGGTGGTGTTCCTCCTGCAAAAACTCCTGCTGTAGCTGGTCCCGAGGTAGCTCCTCCTTTTACAGTAAAAGGAGTTGTTGGAGTAGCAGTCCAATTAGTTCCATCAAAAGATTCAGAATTATTTACAGCACTTGATCTTGGATTTGCTCCACCAACAATTAATCCTGCTGTTGAAGTTCCAAACCCTGATAAATAGGATCTTGCTGTATTTATAGCATTCGTTGCGGTCCAAGATGATCCATTATATAATTCAGAATTACTTACAGGAGCAGCAGCAGGACTATTTCCCCCTGCAGCAATAAATGCTGTTTGAGTACCTAATCCTCTTGATGTTGAATATCTTGTTGTTCCTAAATCAGCTTGTTCAGACCATGAAGTTCCATTATATTCTTCTGTGTTACCCCTTACACCTGATGGTGGTCCAACATATCCTGCCACACCTAATGCTGCATTTTGTGTTCCACCGCCAGCTATATAAGACCTAGCTGTAGTTAAATTTCCACCTGATGACCAGGCTGCTACCCTTACAGATGATTTAAAAGTATTGCTACTTGTGTTATACCAAATTTCTCCCTCACCTACTGCTGCAGAAGGATCACTTCCTACTGACCTTACATATTTTCCAAATATTTCTTTATATGTGCTCATAATTTTTATGAAGTCGTTATAGTTAATGTAGCTGAGTTAGTTCTACATCTTAATTTCCCTGTAGTTGAATTATACCAAATTTGTCCTGTAACAGGATTAGCTGGATCACCTGCGTAAGACCTAATTGCTTGTCCTTGAATAGTTCTAAATATACTCATTTAACTCCTTAATTATTCTTTAGAAGCCAACCTTGAGTTCCGTCTGTGAAGGCTAACGTAAAGCCGGCTCTTTCTGTTGCTACTGTTAAATCTGCTGCTGCGCCTTGTATCTTTTGAGAATTTCTTCCAATCGTTAAATTATTTGTATCAAAGGTCCCTGCATAGTCAATCACAGATACTTCATCACCTATTGATGGAGACGCTGGTAGTGTCAATGTCCATGCACCACTTGTTGTGTTTGCAAAAACTCCCTCACCAGCTGCTGCTGTGTAAGTTCCAGTTTTAACTGCTTGCCAATCTGTGCCACCAGAGTTGTCTACAAAAGATAAAACCCCAGAACCGTTAGTTGTTAAAATTTGATTTGCTGAACCATCTGCTGCAGGGAAAGTTAAATTGTCTAGTGTTATTGTTCCAGAACCTTTTGGCTGTATTGATACACCAATATTAGTATCACCCCCAGATGCAGTAAATGTTGGTTTGTTTCCTGCAGCTGCATTAGCGTATGTAAGTTCATTAATCGCTGAACCTGTTGCAGTTAGTTTAAATAATTCGTTTCCGCTAGTATCTAAAATTGAAGTTCCAATTTTAGGTGATGTTAAAGTTTTGTTTGTTAGAGTCTGTGTTCCAGTAAGAGTTACTTCATTTGCCTCACCTATGGCTGCTTCATAAACACCTGTATTAGTTGCTACACCATCTACATATATAAGTTTCCATCCTTTGTTATCAGTTGCAAAAGTAACTGTTGCCCCTGAACCTGATACGGCTTTAAGTTGTAATGTTTCTGCATTAGTAGTGCTATTTTTAATAAAATAAAAATTTTCTGTAAGAAGAGGAAATGTTAAAATTCTTGATCCTGTAAGAGCACCTG